ACGCCCACCAAACGCGCAAAACCGCGCTGGCTCTCACCAACGCGGCCCAATGCAGCCCGGAACTCGGTGGAGGTCATTCGGTGCCGTCTTCCTCGGCAACGGTGCAGGCCACCTTGCCGACGTAGCCCCAGGCCCGGTTGCCGCCAGCGTCCTTGACCTCGGCCAGCAGTCCGGCCGTCGCAGGCTCGCAGTAGAACTCCCGGCGCACCGCAGGCTTCGGGTCCCAACTCGTCTCATTCGCCTCGGGAGCCTCATCGACTACGGCGATATTGTTCGCCGCCATCCCGCGATCAAAGTCAGCCCATGCCGCTGCCGGTGTCTCGCCGACACCCCAGATCGCCTGCTCGTTGGCGATGATGTAGCCGGCCGTCTCAATGGTGCTGGTCATCTGTCGTCTCCTGGTGATGGCATAACCATACCGCAACATGACCTAGGGTGTCAAGTCCTAATGAGGGGTAATGCATGACCAACATCGTCACCCACCGTGACGGCATCCAAACGCGCCTAGTCGACGGCGTCATGTTCCGCCTAACCCCGCAACTACGCTGGAACAACGGCAGCCTAGAGCAGTGCTGGAAGGATATCGCCAGCCTCCAAATGCTCTGGCTTCCGGTGCCCGCAATCGTGGAGGAAACCACCAGTGGCTAAGTCCGCAACGCAGCGGAAGCCAAGGCACGGTGATGACACCGAGGTGATCACCGTGGAGGCTGAGCGCATCCCGGCGCACGGTCGCGGCCGACTTGTGGCTGCGTGGCAGCCTGGCCAGTCAGGCAATCCAAGCGGGCCAGTCGATCTATCCGCCTACCACGAGGCGCGCCGGATCTGCGCTCAGGCTTCACCGCGCGCGGCTGAGATCCAGGTGCAGTTGATGGATGACGACGACGCGCGCATTCGCCTCATGGCAACCGAGGCCGTGCTCAACCGCGGCGTCGGCAAACCGCGTGATCACACCGCCGACGATCGCAATCAGCGCGTATCGCTCGCTGCACTCACGCCCGACGAACTCACATCGCTCGCGACGCTGCTTAAGCGTGCGCTGGGGATCGTGTGAACTGATGGCCAAGACGCTCCCGCTACTGACGCCGATGCCGTGGTGATGACGATCCGCGATGTCGTGGGACGCCATGATCGCAGCAATAGTCCGCTGTGTTTCGCATGCGGCGGTCCGCTGCCTCTGCCCGGCGGCAATATCGTTGCCTGCATTGGCGAGGATGGTCAGGCAGCGGCGATCACTGGCGTGCTGTGCGCGGCATGCGGTGCTGACGCGCATGTCGGCGACCGCATCGAGCAGGCGTTGCGGGATCTGGCATTCCCCGATGTGAAGCGCATCCACCCGACTGCGAGTGGGACTGCATGAGAGCGCTCCTACTCCTATTGCTACTCCAAGGCTGCGGCGCAGCGGCGCTATACCAGGGCAACCAACTCGACACGCGCATTCAGACGCTGGAGAGCCGCGTCAGCGCGCTCGAAGTGTCGCAGGCGAGGGCGGCTCGGTGATCTTCTTCGGCTGCATCGCGTCCGTCGTGCTGATCTGGGCGGTGCTGCTCGCTATGAGTGATGAGGGCACGATGAGCTACTACGCGGGTTACGTCATGGTCATGGTCACTGTCGCCGGCGGAATGTGGGTGCTGTTCACTAATGTCTGAGGCGCTCGCTTTCCTCGACGACCTGCTGTCCAGCGGTAGCGCGCAATTCGTCCTGTCGGAGATCGAGCGCGAGCTGCGCGTGCAAGATGCGCTGGCGTGCGAGGCGTCGCTCTACACGTTCCTGCAGCGCGCGTGGCCCTGGTTCGATCCGGCGCCGTTCGTTGGCGGGTGGCATTTGGAAGCCATCGCCGAGCACCTAAGCGCCGTTTCTGCCGGACAGATCAAGCGGCTGCTCATCAACATCCCCCCTCGCCACTGCAAGACGCTGCTGACATCCATAGCGTGGCCGTGCTGGACGTGGGCGAAAGCTCCAGACCCCGAAAACCCACTGGTCGGTCCCGGCGTGAGGTTTCTGTGCGCAAGCTACGGGGCCAACAAAGCGCAGGGTGATGGGGTCACTGCGCGCCGTCTTATTGGCAGCACGTGGTATGCCGACAGATGGGGGGATCGAGTTCAGATATCGCCCAACCGCGACAACCAAGAGCAGTTCGACAACGAGGCTGGTGGCAGTCGGATCAGCACCGGCATACCGGAGTCACTTGGCAAAGGCGGCATCATCCGTCTGATAGACGACCCCACCAAGACCGACGAGGTGGAAAGCGAAAAGGTCAGTGAGACCGTCATCCGCGCCTACGACGAGGTGTGGACGACGCGGAGCAACGATCCCACGAATGGCGCCGAAGTCATCATCATGCAGCGCCTCGGAGAGCGCGACCTGTCTGGGCATGTGCTGGATCGTGGTGGTTTCGTCCACCTCTGCCTGCCAGCAGAGTATGAGCCAGCTAGGCACTGCCGCACATCTATCGGCTGGTCAGACCCCCGCACTGAGGAAGGAGAGCCACTGTGGCCAGAGCGGTTCGATGCCGGATGGATGCGGCGTCAGGCGCAGCAGCTTGGTCCATTTGCCTGGGCAGGACAGTTCCAGCAATCGCCGGTCCCGCGTGGGGGCGGCATTATTCGCCGAGACTGGTGGTGTGTCTGGCCGCCGGAGGATGAGGAGGACAGTTGGGTCCGCGAGGTAGAGGTCGACGGCGTGATGCGGTCCCGCACGCGCCTGCCCGACTTCGAGTGGATCTGCGTCTCGGTCGACACCGCCTACACCGACAAGCAGCAGAACGACTGGTCGGCTTGCTCGGTCTGGGGCGTGTTCGAGTGGCGCAACCGGCCGCGCATCATGCTGCTGCATGCCTGGCAGGAGCGCCTCGAACTGCATGACCTGGTCGAGCGCATCAAGGAGACCGCGCGGCGCAAGGGGCGGGAAGCCGATGCGGTGCTGGTCGAGGGCAAGGCGTCCGGCATCTCAGTGGTGCAGGAGTTGCGTCGTCTGACCCGCGAAGAGGAGTTTCAGCTCATCGCCATCGATCCCAAAGGGGACAAGACGGCGCGAGCGCATGCGGTGGTGCCGCTGTTCACGGGCGGGCTGGTCTACGCGCCCAAGACCAAGTGGGCCGACCTGATGATCGACAACGTCGCGCAATTCCCTCGCGCGAGACATGACGACCTGTTCGACACGGCGACGCAGGCGCTGATGTACATGCGGCGCACCGGTCTGGCGCAGTTGGCGAGCGAGGTCGAGGCGGAGCAGGACGCGGCGCTGTGGTTCCATGGCAGGAAGCGGTCGGTGGCCGAGGAGTATGGGCTCGCATGACATGAGTGAGGAGAAACGTCGGTATAACGTGGCCGTGGCGACAATGCCGGCTTGGGTCAAGGATCTGCCGACGCGGCTGCGCAATTGCATGGTTGATACCTTTGTTTCTGAAAACTTCCCCTCATGGGACATGCAGGTAATCCGGGCTTACGGGGAAGCCGCCTGGCTTCGAACCCCGAACCTTGGACGGAAAGGCGTGGAAACCTTACGCATTGCCATCGGGGAGTTTGACATTCCACCCGAGGACATCTCGCGGCGCATCCGAGACCTGGAGATCCGAGTTGCAGCGCTTGAGGCGCAGCGATGATCCTTGCCCCCGCGACGAAAGAATATTACAACCGCAGCTTGCCATCCCGCCGCGCCGGCCTGGGTGTGTGGAGAACCCGCACCGATGCCTGACGGCTACACCCGCGAGCAGAACTACAGCGCGAACCCACGGCAGGGCTTCGGCGCCGATCCGGTGGCCGATGCGCCGATGAACGGCGTGCTGTCGGTAGAGATCGCCGACGACGGCAGCGTGACGCTTGCGGCACCCGCTGTGCATCGCGGCAAGAACACCGAGCCGCCATCGACGTTCGGCGACAATCTGGCGATCGACACCGATGGTGATTTGCCGGGGCTGGCGCAGGACATCCTTGACGGCATCCAGGCGGATGAAGGTAGCCGGAAGCTGTTCATCGAGAATTACACCGAGGGGCTGCGGTTGCTCGGTCTGACGATCGATGACGTGGACAAGAACGAGGGGCCGGCGTCGCGCATCGGGCATCCGATGCTGCTGGGCGCGGTGGTCAAGGCGCAGTCGGCGGCGTCTGCCGAGCTGCTGCCAAGCGGCGGCCCGTGCAAGGTCAAGACGCACGAGGGGGACGACGCAGAGCAGGATGAGCTTGCGCAGGCCCTAGAGCGCGACATGAACTACTACCTGACCACGGTCGCGACCGAGTACTACCCCGACATGGACCGGGGGCTGTTCGGTCTGATGTTCGGCGGCAATCTGTTCAAGAAGGTCTATGAGCATCCGTTGCGCAGGAGGCCAGTGTCCGAGGCCATCGACATGATGGACCTGATCGTGTCGGAGGATGCCACCGACCTGGACACGGCGACGCGGATTACGCACCGGGCGGAGATGACGCGGGCGCAGGTTCGCCGGATGCAGAAGTTCGGGCACTGGCGGGATGTGCCGCTGTCGATGCCGCAGCCGTCGCAGTCGGCAGACCAGAGGGCGAAGGACGATGTCAGCGGCGTGCGGCCGTTCGGGTTGCGCCCGCAGGACATTCCCTACTGCATCTACGAGACGACCTGCGATCAGGTCCTGGCGGATTATGGCATAAGCGACTCGCACGCGGACAGTGATCTGCCGGTCTCCTATGCGGTGACGCTGGAGCGGGACACGCGCCAGGTGCTGGACATCCGGCGGCGGTGGAAGTTCGGCGACGAGGAGTTCGAACGCAAGCAGCAGTTCGTCCACTACGGGATGATCCCGGCGCTGGGCTTCCTGTGCCTCGGGCACCTGCATCTGCTCGGGAATCAAACCAAAGCGTTAAGGGCGATTTGGCGCATATTGGTCACGGCGGGGATGTATGCGAACGCGCCGTCTGGGGTGAAGCTCAAGGGCACCCGCATGTCGACCAACGAGATCAAGCCTATGCCGGGCGAGTGGCCGGACATCGATGCGGCGGGCGTAGACGACATCCGCAAGGCCATGATGGCGCTGCCGTATAAGGACGCGAGCCCGACGTTCATCCAGTTTGCCGACATGATTGCCAAGGAGAGCGGGCAGCTATCGAGCGCGGCCGATGCACCGATGGGCGAGGGAAGGGTTGACATCCCGGTCGGCACCATCCTCGCGATGATCGAGCAGGCGACGCACATCGAGAGTTCGGTCCACAAGCGGCTGTATCGTTCGCAGGCGCGAGAGCTGCAGTTGCTGAAAGAGTGCTTCGCGGAGAACCCAGAGGCGCTGTGGCGGCTGAACAAGAGCCCGGCGCGTCAGTGGCAGGCGGCGGCGGAGTTCACCGACATTGATCTGGTACCGGCGTCCGATCCGAACGTGCCGAGCCAGATGCACCGCATCATGCTGGCGACGGCGATGGTGACGGTGGCCGGGCAGAATCCGGACATCTACGACCGCGTGGCGGTGCATGACCGGGCTTGGAAGTCGATCGGGGTGAACGATGCCGACCAGTTCCTGCACCAGCCCGCCCCGCAGCCGGCGCCTGGTGGGGCGGCACCGCCTGATCCGCTGATCGGGCAGGCGCGGATGATCGAGGCGCAGGCCAAGGTGGCGAAGGCGCAGAACGATAGCGTCGACCAGCAGCGCAAGGCAGCGAACGAGGCTCTCGTGGCGCAGCACCAGGGCGTGGAGTTGCAGGCTGAGGCGCAGAACAAGGCTGCGGACCTGGCGAGCGAGGAGAGGATACAGAACGAGCGGCTGGCGGTTGAGCACGAGCGGCTGAACGTCGAGCAGGTTCGGGCGGCTGCGGAGCACGAGCGGGCGACGCAGGAGATGCAGCACCAGCACGAGCAGACGATGACCGGGCACCGGATCGCTGCGGCTGGGCACGGGTTGGATGTGGCGGCCACCGCTGCGGAGCACGAGCGCGGGCTGAAGGAGCTGGAGATCAAGCGGAAGGTGGCGAACAAGCCGGCTCCGCGGCCGGCGGCGAAAGGGAAGAAGTGATGGCCCACAGAACAGCGAAGGAGCGTGCCGCCGCCTTGCTACGTAGGACCAACAAGGAAGCGGCACTGCGAGCGATCCAGACGCAGCGCGAGGCAGCGGAGGCCGAGGTAATCGAGGCGGCTGCGGTGCAGGCCGAGATCGAGCGGCTCGCCAACGAGTTGCGCGAGGTGGCGTGGCAGCGTCGCACTCCGTGGCAGCGGTTCACGGATTGGGTGAAGGGAACCAACTGAGATGAGCGACAAGGCACCGAAGGACGCAGCGCTGTCATCGGCAGAGCAGACGCAGAAGGACAGTCAGCGGACGGTTGATCTGCTGGGCGGCAAATCGGCAGCGCCGAGGAGCGACGATCAGGCGGCGAAGGACCGGGCGCTGCTCGACGAAAAGATTGCGGCGGCTGCGGAGGCGCAACGGCGCGCTGGTCTCCAGGGTCCGAAGGTTCCGCTCAATCCACCGCTTGGCGGCCCGATCGGGCAGCAGACGGATGCGCAAGCACTCCAGGGTCCGACGAAGGTGCCGCAACAGGCAGCCCAGCCGGTGCGGCCAACACAGAACCCGGTGCAGACCAGGACCGAGCCTGTGCCAACTCCACCGGTGGTCCCGGCAGTGATCGATCCGGCGGTCGACCTCGATGCGCTGTTCAAGGTGCAGAAGCGCGGCGACCTGCGCCCGGCGATGGTGGTGCTGGATCCGAAGAACGACCGGCACAACTTGCTGCGGCAAAGCGACATGATCGAGGTCGGCGAGTACTGGGAAGGCGCGTGGGTGAACTGGCCGGACGGCACACGCACCTACCCGGCGGACGCCTCGGAGTTGCCGGGGCACAAGCTGGCGGCGCGGCTGACGCGACACGGGGCAGAGATGCTGCGGCAGTTCGACGAGGTGCCGTGATGCCGCGCATGTGGGTGGCCGATGATCTGCCGTTCTACGAGTGGGAGAGCGAGCCGACGCAGCATCGCGGCGATTGCTACGCGGCCGAGGCTGGTGCCGACACGTATCCAGACGTGCAGCGGCCGATTGGGTTCATGCGACGGAAGCCGCGCGTTCGGGTGAAGGCGTGGACGATGCCGATCATCAAGGGAGACTGACATGGCGAAGTCTGGACACGCGGCAAAGGCGTCGGCGCTGATGAAGCGCTGCGGCTATGCGGGCGGTGGTATGATCCCGGGCACGGGCGAGAGGCTGGCGGCGTTCGGCATCTCGCGCGCCAACGCAGCGGCACCACCGCAGGCCAGGGCACGCGGTGGGCACGTCAAGGGCAAGCATTCGACGCATGTCAACGTGATCGTGGCGCCGCAGGGTGGTGCGCAGCCGCCGCAGCGTGTTCCGGTTCCAGTGCCTGTGCCGGCCGGAGGTCCGCCGATGGGTGGGCCGCCCGGGCTGGCGCGTCCGATGCCAGGTGGTCCTCCGCCTCCTGGTGCGGGGATGCCGCCGGGTGGACCTCCCCCCGGCCTAGCCGGCGGCATGCCTCCCGGAATGCGACCGCCTGGGATGAAGCGGGGCGGCGCGCTGAAGGGCTATCCGCTCGACGATGGTGCGGGTGGAGGAGAGGGGCGGCTGGAGAAGATCAAGGCGTATGGCGGGAAGAAGCGTTGACCCTCCTGCCTGACGACGGCCGACCGACCTACCACGACCCGCGGCTCTGGGTGCGCCTGGGGCCGCGGATTGTGGAGCACTACGACGAACGGGCGCGCATCGTAGTCGAGAACAAGTGTGCGACGCTCGAGGATTACCGGGGCGCGATGGGATACCTGGCAGCGCTGCGCTGGGTGATCGCCGAGGCGCGGGAACTCACAAAGGTAGAGGGCTGAATGGCAACCGCTGTTGCGATGCTACACACGGTCGACCCGAAGCAGGAGATCATGGAGGCGCTCGGCCCGTATCTGGCCGACGTGCAGCCGCTTGGCACCGAGGTGCTGCTGGCGGTCTACATCCGGCCAGAGCGGACACGCGGCGGGCTGCTGCTCACAGAGAACCAGGGGATGCGCAAAGAAGACCTCCATCAAGGCAAGGTCTGTCTCGTTCTCGCAATGGGTGAATTGGCGTTCTCGGAAGACGCCACACACCGTTGGGGAGGGATTACGCCAAAGGTCGGCGACTGGGTCGCGATCAACGTGGGCGATACCTGGGCTTTTGAACTCGGCAATCGTCGCTGCCGGGTGGTCGAGGATGTGGACGTGCGCCTGATCCTCAAGCAGCCGGACATCGTTATGTGAGTGGAACGCCCACCCTCGATGAACTGCTCGCGACGTGCGCGAGAGATAGCGGGCTCCGGGAGAACGCGGTTGTGCCGTCGATGGGGACGATGCAGCGCGCGCTACGGATGAATCCCGATATGGCAGCCGAAGCGCGCCGCCGGCTGGCCGCAATCGATCCAGCGGTGCTGCTGCGGGATCACGTATCCCGCTGGCTGAAAGCAACCCTGACCGCCGCGCTGGCGGAGGAGTAACCCAATGAGTGGCTACATCGACGACGAGGACGACGTTGGCACAGGAGGTGCGGCGTCGAAGCCCAACGGCAACGGCCATGAGGCGGTGTCGGACGACGATCTGCGGGAACTGCTGGCGAAGGAGCGGCGGGCGCGCGCGGCCGAACAGGAGCGCGCGCAACGAGCAGAGCGTGAGCGGGATGAGGCAAGGGGCTCGGCTGCTACGGCAACGGGCCATCGTTGGGAGGCAGAGGAGCGGTCGCTTGATGCTTCGCTCGCTGCAACTGAGGCGGAGGCATCTGGGCTGGAGGCGCAGATCGCGACGCTGAACGCCGAGGGCAACTACGCCGAGGCGGGGAAGGTGTACCGGGCACTTGCGCGGGCGGAAAGCCAAATCGCGCTCATCACCCAGAAGAAGCAATGGATGAAGGAAGCGCTGGAGCAAGAGAAGGCGACGCCGGCGCCGCGGCAGCAGAGCGGTGGGGTAGACCTGGCGCAGTACTCGCCACGGCAGCGGCAGTGGATCAAGGATCATCCCGAGTTCAAGACCAGCGAGCGGTTCCGGGCGAAGGTGGCCGCGGCGCACTACGATGCGGCGGCCGAGGGGATCGCGGTCGACAGCGATGCCTACTTCGACCACATCGACTCCAGGCTGGGCGGTGGACGCCAGCAGCGGCAGACGGAGGCGGACGAGGATCCGGCGCCGCGCCGTAGAGAGGTGAACGGCGGTGCGTTGCCGGTGTCGCGTCGGGCCGGTGGTGCGACGCCACGGGCCGGCGAGGTGCGGCTGACGGCCGAGGAGCGCGAGGCAGCGGACGACACGATGGGCGATACGCCGATCGAAGACCAGATGGTGAATGGGGTTCTGGTGCCAGGGCGGTATCGGAAATACGCGGCGCTCAAGGCGCAGCTCAGAAGCCAGGGGAGGTTGAACTGATGGCTATTTATCAGGAGCCTAAGAATGAATGGGCGGCCGAATGGGAAAGAACGCCGGCCGCGCCGCATATCACGACTCTGATGCAAGATGACTACGCGCGCGCGCAGGCTATGGAGATGGCTTTGCGCATGAACCTCGTCGGCGACGTAGACAGTTTCATAGCCGCCGCACGCAAGATCGCGGCGTATCTGACTGGGAAGGAGACGGCCTGATGGCCCAGCGACCGATACAGCGCAGCGACCAGCGTTCCTTGCCGGGGCGGCTCCAGATCAGGACGCCCGGCAACCGCTATGACATTGATACCAGCCGCATTCCGCCCGGCATGCACTATGAGTGGAAGCGCAAGACGTTCATGGGGTCAGAGGACATCGAGCATCTCGTGAACCTCGACGCCAACGGCTGGACGCCGGTCCCTGCCGAGCGGCACCCCGAACTGAGCGGCACGCGGCTGCAGGCCGGCGCGGAGATCGTGCGCGGCGGCCAGATGCTGATGGAGCGGCCGAAAGAGATCACCGACGAGGCGCGCGAGTTGGACGGGTTTGCGGCCAAGCACCAGGTGGCGAGCCAGATGCAGCGGCTCGGGCTGTCCAGACAAATGGGGCGCGGGATCAAGAAGTCGATCGGACCGGCGCCGGATCAGGAGCGGATGGTGGAGGACGATTGATGCAGACCGAGGAGGAGTTGCGGCTATACGGCGCCGGATACCAGCTTGCCGAGCAGGCAGCGCGGATTGCCGAACTGGAGGAGGCCGCTATCGCCGTCACGTTCGACGGGGAGATCAAGGCCGAAACACGGATTGCGTGCCTGCGGTCGGCTTTGGACTTGGCGGGGCAAGCGCTGCAGGCCAGGAACCGGGAGATCGCCAGGCTGCATGATCTGCTGGGGAAACTGCTGGCGGAGCGCGTTGCCGCCCCCAAGGCGCCGGCGGCCTTCCCGGCCAGAGCCCTTCGCCACAGCCGTTGAAACATACTTGCATCTAGCGGAGGATAAATGGCAAAACCTCCGCGACCGCCTGTTGAGGGTAGGTCGTGTTCCATTCAGCTTGTCACGCCTTTTGCCGCGCCGGTAGGGGATGACAGCCACCTAGAACTGAGCGCGGCGGTAGGATTGGTCCTCCAGGCGCCCGCTCAGTTCTTTTCTTCCTGCTTGCGTATCTGCCCAAAATGACGGCATACTGCGCGCCGCTCGCCAGATGTAGCGCTCGCGCTTTGCCTGGAACCCCCGCGCCGGGGGCTTAGCACATCGAAAGCAGGGGGAGAGGCCGCGCCGGTCTCTCCCCTCCCGAATAACCCCAGGCTACCCACGCGCCGTGTGGTTGCCGCTCTTGAAGCGGAGTCACCCATGGCAGCGAACACGCTTGCCCCCAGCGGTTTTTCTACCAGCCGGCAATACGCTGGAGGTTCCCCCAACTACGCCCAGCGCAGTTTCAACATCGCGTACAACTACGCGACCCAGATCGCGTTCGGAGACCCCTGCAAGCTGTTCACCGATGGCACGGTGCGGCTGTTCGCCAAGGGCGACACGACGATCCTCGGGATCTTCCGCGGCTGCCGGTATCTGTCGGCCGCGACCGGCAGGGTCGAGTGGTTTGCAGGCTGGACGGCGCCGACTCTGGCCAGCACGACCGTGGTCGAGTGCTTCGTGGACAATGACCCGCTGATGACGTTCCAGGCGCAGATGCGCGGAACCGCCATCACGCAGAGCAGCATCGGCCTCAACGTTGACATTTTCACTGGCACCTCGGGCGTTCCGACGCTGGCCCCGGCGCTTATCAGCACATGCGCGCTGGATGCGACGCCGGCCAACACGGCGACGCTGCCGTTCCGCATCCTGAGGATCGTCAGTGCTCCGGCCAACGGCGCCCCGTTCAACTACAGCGAGTTGAACGACAACCAGATCCTCGAAGTGATGATGAACACCAATCCGTACCCGGCTGGGACGCGGACAGGTCAGGCATAGGAGCGCCCGGCAATGGCAATCAACAGAAGCCAAATCCGGGACTTTCTGCTCCCCGGTCTCGCCGACATCGAAGGCAAGTATCCGCAGATCCCGACCCGGTGGCGCGAGTTCGTGGCGACGGGCACGAGCAAGATGGCGCTGGAGCGCGTTGCCGAGGCTCGCTACACCGGTCTGGCCCAACTCAAAGGCGAAGGGAACGCAACCAGCTTCGACAACGCCGCCGGCGAGCGCTTCGTCTGGAATATCGAGCATCGGTCCGTTGGCCTGGGCTTCGCGATCACCCGCGAGGCGTTGGACGACAATCTCTACAAGGATCAGTTCAACCCGCAGAGCATGGGGTTGATGGAGAGCTTCGCGCAGACGAAGGAAATCCTGGTCCACCAGCTTCTGAACTCTGCCACGGTGTTCAACCCGCAGTTCGGTGGTGACGGCAAGGCGCTCGCGGCGGTCGACCACCCGATCGACAACGGCACCTACGCCAACCGGCCGACCGTCGATCTGGACTTCAACGAGAGCGCGGTCGAGACGGCGCTGAACCAGATCAGGCAGTTCCCAGATCAGGCCGGGCTTCAGTCGATGACGCGCGGCGAGAAGGTGATCGTACCGTTAGCGCTTCAGTGGCAGGCGGAACGGCTGTTCAAGACCGAGTTGCGCGTTGGCACGGCGAACAACGACGTGTCGGCGATCCTGTCGAGCGGCGCGCTGCCTGGCGGATTCGCGGTCTCCGAGTTCCTCACGAGCAACTTCGCCTGGGGGATTACCACGAGCGTCAAGGGCCTTGTGTTCTACGAGCGCACTCCATTCGAGATGGATTTGCAGGTCGATCCCACGACGGGGAACCTGCTCGTCATCGGGTTCGAGCGCTACGGGTCGGGCATCAAAAATCCCCGCGGTATTTGGTGGACAGCCCCTACGTCGTAACCCGCGACCGCAAGGAGATCGACCAATGACCACCACCACCAAGCAAGCCCCCGCAGAAACCAAGGCGCCGGAGCCGACTGCCGAGAAGTCCACGAAGGACAGCGGCAAGGTCAAATACGGTGCCGGGATGATGCGCTACTAGGTCGAGGAAGGAGACCGCCTAGATGGCAGGTCCAGGAACAAACTTTGGCGGCCCGGTGCTGGTCGGATCGACTGCCGCAAACTCCGGCAGCGCGCTGCTGAACCAGACCGTGACGCTGGTCCACAACACCACGAATGTTGTGTCGGCGACCATGACAATCCCGCCAGCGTGCCAGATCATCGACTTCACCATCGACACCACCGTGGCGTGGACATCGGCGACCTCGGACACACTCTCCATCGGCACCGCAGCGGCGGGCACGCAGTATGTGTCCGGCGTCGACGTGAAGGCGGCGGCGGGGCGGCTGCGGCCGACCTATACCGGTCCGCAGCTTGCCGCGATGGCGAACGTGGGCGCGAACACCAGCGTGGTGGTGACGGTGACACCGGTGGGCTCGGCGGCTGCCGGGAATACCGTCGTGACGATGTTCTACGACATGAACATCGACCAGTCGGACAGCAACTTCTAATGCTGCCAGTCATCATGTCGCAGACTGGCGTCGGGTCGAGCGGCTGGAAGAACGCGGACATCCATCTGACGCCGTTCAACCTCCAGATCGAGACGACAGTCACTGGCTCGGCGACGTATTCGCTTGAGTACACGATGGATGACTTCTTCACGCCGGCAAGCTGGTACCACGGTCCGGCCGATACGGTGCGCGTGCGGCCGACGACGCTGGCCGGATCCACGGCAAATGCGTCGTTCACCTTCACCTTCCCTGTGCGCGGGTGGCGCATAACCGTGACTGTCGGCACCGGCACCGTGACCGCCGAGGCGATCCAGGCCGGATTGGTTCAATAGGAGCACTACATGGCACGTAAGCGCCGCGCGGCTGGTGGCCGCACCACCCTCTACAACGCCAAGGGCTCGCCTGCGGCCGAGTCCGCCATGAAGGAGACGGGCGACGGCTTCAAGCGCGGCGGCAAGACCAAGGCGCGCAAGTCAGGCGGTTCGGTCGAAGGATCGGCGTCGGAGGAGCGGATGGACAAGCGCGCGCGCGGCGGGGCGCTGCCGGGCCGTAAGCACGGCGGCTCGATCCGCGGCATGAAGTCGGCAGGCGGTTCGCCTATGTCGTCCGGCCACAACACGACCGACGCGCCGGCGAAGGGCAACGAGGCAGAAGCCGTAGGCTGATGGCGAGGCTGAACGCAGCCAAGCGCAAGGCGCTGCCGGCGTCCGACTTCGCGCTGCCGGGGCGCCGCTACCCGATCGAGGATCGGAGCCACGGGCAGAACGCCAAGGCGCGGGTGTCGCAGCACGGCACGTCGGCAGAGAAGGCGACGGTGCGCGCCAAGGTGAAGGCCAAGTTCGGGTTCAAGGCCGGCGGCTCCGTCGAGGGCGAGGCGTCGGCCGATCGTATGGACAAGCGGCGCCGTGGTGGGAAGGCGTGTTGAGCAACTGACCGGCGCTCGTCCAGGCGCCTACTGTAGAGGTGCCGCGCTTTGAGCAGTTCCCCGAATTGGGTCAAAGGCTACGTTCCATCTGCCAGCGAGTGGAACACGACGTACGCCGGCAAACTGGACGCGAACGATCCTATCCTGTCCGGCGGTCCATGGTTGTCTCTGGCTGTTGGCGGAACGGTGGCCGGGCCGCTCAATATCACAGCTACAGGCTCCGTTACATCGCGGTCTGCGCAGGATCGGGCGGCCGACTGGGTGAACGTCAAGGACTTCGGCGCGACCGGGACGAACAATGTAGCGGATCAGGCGGTTTTTCAGACCGTCATCGACTCCATGACCTCGGGTATCGGTGTCGCTTTCGTGCCGTCCGGTCACTATCCGAACATGGCATCGCTGACGCCGTCACCGCGCGCCATGGCGTGGGTCTACGGGCCGAATATGGTGTTCAACAACGGCGCCGATCCGCCGGGCTCTGTGATGTTCGGCAGCTACAAGGGGTCAACGGCTTCCCCGTGGTTCATTGGTCCTTGGGGATTTGGCTTCAATCCGCTTACCGCCGCCGATGCCGGCCATACCAACATTACGATCATCAAAGACAGCGACTATGTCGGCAACAACGGCGGGAACAACTCGTCGGTCAACATTCACGCCATCAGCCGCAGCGGCGTCACGAGCACGGAAGACGCGCTGATTATCTTCACCGAGACGTTCGGCGGGGCGCAGTTAGCCGGCATTCAGATCAAGGCGCAGAACTCGGGCGACGGCAGCATAACTGGTGCCAATCTGTTCGGCAGCCAGATCACGGTGCTGGATCAGACGCTGCGCAAGTCGTCTATCGGCGGGTCGCAGGTTGTCGAGGAGCTGCACCTCTGGGCGTCAGGGCCGGACGACAGCAAAGTCCGCAATGGTATCTCGATGATCCTCAATCAAGGCGACAACTCGCCGGATGGGGAGCGCAGCGTCAACCGGGCGATCGCTGTAACCGGCACCATGGCAAATAACAGCTACTGGGGCGCGATTAGTTGTCCGTTTGCATTCACCGCAACTGCCTTCGGCACCGCCGAGCAGCGTGGCGACTGGGTGATCTACGATCGGGCTTACCATACCGACAGCGCCAACGTAGCGTTTGCGGCCGAGAGCGCCACGGCACATTGGAATGTCTCAGGCATTCAAGCCAGCGGTGCCACCAGCATGGTGCTCACCAACTCCATCGGCAGCGCCGGCTATGCGTGGATCGGCGGCGTGGTTGGTGGCTTGGGCCAGATACAGGCAGGGACGACCGTCACCACACAGACCTACGATGGCGCCGGGCACACCACGATCGGTCTGAGCCTGCCGCTTACTGGCACCATTGGCAGCGGCGCCGGCATCACCATCACCTCGCCGTTTACGACTGGCTTCCATACGTCTGGCAATTTTGCGACTGCTGCCATGCAGTTGCAGACGCAGTTTGGCACCGAGATCACTGTGCTGAATGGCATTTGGGCAGGAGCTGCGACCGGCAGCGGCATGGGCATCGGCACGTTCAATGCCGACAGCGCCTATTATACCGATGGGACGCAGGTTGTTGCCGCGCGTGATACCGGCTGGGCCGCGATGACTGGCACGCCGGACAAGGCTACGGCATTTGCTACCAGCACGGTCACGCTGGCGCAGCTCGCCGGCCGCGTGATGTCGTTGCAGGCGGCGTTAACTACGCATGGATTAATCGGCACATGAGCATGGAACACGACAACCGCGCACTTGGGGCAATGGTGATGGAGGCGGCGCAGCGCGAGGCAGGGCTGCGCTCGCACATCCTCCAACAGAAAGAGGAGATCGACCGTTTGCTGGCCGAGTTAGCGGCCAAGGATAAGGCACCCGTTTCGATCGTGGAGGAAGTGGAAGACTATGATGATTCGGACTGGAAGGCGGCAAAAGCGGCATGACAGTCCTCGTCCCTACCTTTGATGAGTTCACCGCTGGTGCCGGCGGGGCGCCCCCAGCTGGCGGAGGAGCGGGCGGTGGTGGCGGCTTCAGCAGCGCCATCGGCGACTTCAATATCGGTAACAGCCCTATCGAGGGCAGCGCGTCGCCCGCTGGAGAAAACGCGCAGTTCAATCCTCCGCTGTCAGATCTGCTGATCGAGGTCTACGAGCGCTGCGGGATCGAGGCGACGCAGCTTGAGACAAAGCACATCGTGAGCGCCAGGCGGACGATGAACCTCACGCAATCGCGGTGGGCGAACAGGGGCATCAACCTCTGGAAGATGAGCCTGATAGCCACGCCGATGGTGCAGGGTCAGGCGATCTACGCCGTCGATGCCTCTGTCATGGACATCTTCGACGTGTACCGGAGGATCACGGTCGGCTCTGATCTGGTCGACACCTACATGACGCCGATCTCGCGAACCGACTACGCGATGATCCCGGTGAAGCTCCAGCAGTCCCCGCCCACCTCCTATTGGTTCCAGAAGTCGCCGGCCTCCGGCCCGATGAACATCAATGTGTGGCCGGTGCCAGATGCGGCAGGACCATACACGTTGCTGTACTGGGCCTTCGTACGGTTGAGCGACGCGCAGATCGAGAACGGTGGCGTGCTCGATGTCCGGTTCAATTTCTACGAGGCGTGGTGCGCCGATGTGGCTGCGGCGCTGTCGGTGAAATGGGCTCCGTCCCGCACTCAGGGGCTCACCCTGTTGGCGAAGGACATATGGCAGGAGGCAGCGGACGCGGACACCGAGCACGCGCCCATGCACTTGGCGCCTGATCTGAGCGCGTATTTCCGATGACCTATGACGACCTCACTGCCGCGCTTGCCGAACTCGCGCAGCAGACCGTCAACCCGGCCGCCGATTACACTGCCTACATCCCCACTGCGATCCAGAACGGCGAGCTACGGGCGCTGCGGGACATGACTGATCTGCTGGCCTCGCACGGCCAGAACACGACGCTGATCTGCACGCCGAACAACTCGGTGCTGTCGCTGGTGGGGATGCCGGTTCAGGTGGCCGATCCGATCGTCTTTCAGGGCGCTCCGCTGGCCTACACGAACCCAGTCACGGTCGAGCGTCTGGACATTCGCGTTGGCACGAGTTGGATCCCGGCCATGCGGGCGTCGCTCGATTACGTCAACCTGATCTGGCCCGATACGTCCGTGACTGGCACGCCGGTATTCGGTTCGACTTACTTCGCCATGCTGGATGACCAGAACGCCATCATAGCGCCCGCCCCGATCCTGGCGTTCACGGTGCGGGTGACGGGGACGTGGCGGCCCGCAACTCTGTCAACGGACAACCAGACTAGCTATCTGTCGGTGGCGTTCCCGGATCTTCTAGTCGCCTCCTGCATGGTCGAGATCGCCGGCTACATGGCGAACTTCGGTGCGCAGTCGGACGATCCGCGGCAGGCGGTCTCCTGGTTGCAGCAGTATCACGAGCGGCTGACAGCAGCACGAGCAGAGGAGCGGCGCCGCAAGGGCTTGCCGCCCGAACCACCACCACAGGCGGCGATGGCCGCACCAGCGGGGTAACGAGACGTGGCGACCACATATACGCCCCTGATGCGAATTGCGCAGATGCAGCCGCTGGATCCGTCGGTCCGCAATTCATGGGGACCGATCGCCGATGCCGCATGGCTGGTAACGGAGCAGGGTGCGGCAGGCAACACGCCGATTGCACTGTCCGGCCCGACGCAGACGCTGAGCACCGCGAACAACGCGCCGGATCAGGGCCGGCTTGCGATGTGGAACTTTATCGGGGCGCTCGGTTCCAACTGCTCTGTGACGGTGCCTCCGGTCGCGCGCATAGGCTGGGCACGGAACAGCACGACGGGCGCGCACAACGTGGTCCTGACGACGGGCGCGGGCCGGACTGTGACGCTCACGCCAGGCATGTGCCAGTTCTACACATCGGACGGTACGAATATCGATGTGCTGACACCGGCCTTTTCCGGGCCTGTGACGGCTACCTCTGGCACGTTCTCGGGGCCTCTGACGGCTACCACGGGCACCTTCTCGGGGCCTCTGACCGCTACCACGGGCACCTTCTCGGGTATCGTAAGAGCAGCAGGTCTCATTTCCACGTCTGGCGGCGCCTCTATAGCGGGGCAGATTACCGTTACGGGCGGCGCCGTTGTCATCGACAACAATCAGTCGTTTGGTGCGAAGGACACCGGAGGGACGGCAAGAGGGATTCTACGCGTAAATTCCTCGAACAATACGCAACTATTAAATGCAAACCCTGGCGGTAGCATCCAGATCACGAACTCTCAGGGAACACCGAAGCTTACGATGGACGATGGTGGGACGTGGAACTTCATCGGGCCTGTATTCGGCGCCGGATCAGCTTCATTCGCCGTGAGCGGATGGATTTATAACACTACAGGCGGCGGACCGTTCTCAAGCGGAGGGTCTAATTTCTCATTCTTCGCCAGCGGCGGCACCTCGATGGGAGGAGGCGCGTTCGTCGCCACCTCGGACGCGCGGCTTAAAAGCGGCATCGAGGAGATTTCGGAGGACGACGCTTTGCGGTGGGTGATGACGGCGCGGCCGGTGACATACCTGAAGCGTGGCACCTACGAGGCGCCGGAGGAAAGCGGGATACCGGAAGCCGGTTTTCTGGCGCAGGACCAGGTGCGCGCCGGCTATGCACGGTATGTTCAGGCAGTTAAGTGCGAGGGGATGCCGGAGCGCGTTGACAGCGACGGGTTCGTGTCTTGCGCCGATGCAATGCTGATGATGCCGGCCGACAACTGGATTGCCTACCTCACGCGCGCGCTCCAGGTGGCATTGGCCCGCATCGAGGCGCTGGAGGCGCGGCTCAGGTGAAAGTGGCAGATGTAAATGCTGCCGTGGTGCTCCTGGCGCGTCGGGCCGACTTGGTCTCGCGACTGGCAGCGGTGTCGCAGGCGGACTCGCTGATGAAGGTAGCGGATGCGATAACCGGGTCGGGGCTCGACGACACGCTGCTCCAACGGTCTAGGGCTGATGTCTCTGATTTTCTTAGGATCAATGTCACTGACATTGAAACCCAACTAACTGCTTTAGGCGTTGAGTTGACCTAATGCCCTCGATTGAAAAACTCTCCGTGGAACTTCCGGGCAGCCATGCAGTACGCTTTATGCGCTTCCTCTGGGGTGCGAAAGAGCCCTACGTACTGCATATTCTTATGAGCAGAAACGTAAACCGCCCATCGTTTCCCTCGTTTGTAAATATTCTTGTATGGGTTGTTGCTGGACCGTTTTTTTGGGGTATTTATAGCATTCTGTCTACGCGTAGCTTCACGCAGGTTAGCTATCCTGTTGTCGCTTTTATCGCCGTTAATATGGTCAATCTGCTCTGGAGGCCACCGGCCGTTTACTATAAGCCACGCCAGTCTGTGCGCTTTCCTCTGGCGCCCCAGGAAATTGATAATGCAGTACCCGGCGGAATTGATGTTGCCAGCCCTCTTTCCTGCCCACTTAGAGTTCCAGTGGTTGCACCAATGCTGGTCAATGAACCCTTCAACGGTGCGGATCTTCCACGTAAAGATCCCGGTATCCGGGTTATAGTCCAGCAGCTTGCGTATCTCATCGGCGTCGGGCAGAGGGTGCTTAGCCATCGTGTCTCTCTCATCCAGAGGCAGTGGTCAGAGGCGCTGTCCTGCCGCAAACAGGCGGCGCCTCGTTTCAACATCCTAGCGTTCGTGGAGGCATAAAACAATGCCTCTTAAGAAGCTGGTGTTCCGTCCGGGTGTCGACATCGAGAAGACAGCCACCTTAAACGAAGGCGGCATATCGGACAGCAATCTCATCCGCCATTTCAACGGCATGGTCGAGAAGCTTGGCGGATGGGTGCAGTATCTCATCTCTCCGCCATACGTAGGAACATGCCGGGCGCTTTTTGCTTGGTCCGATTTTAATGGGAATCCATATCTGGCGATCGGCACCGAGCAGCGCCTAGCCGTCGTCAGCGGCGGCATCCTCGGGGACATCACCCCGCTGCGTGCGACCGACAACATCGCGGTGGACTTCTCCACCACGGCAGGCTCGCAGGTTGTCACCGTCGTCGATGCGATCACCACGGCAGGCGTCGGCGACTGGATCAACATCATAGACGCCGTATCGGTGGGCGGCATCGTGCTCCAGGGATTCTACCTGGTGCAGAGCATCGTCAGCGGCACCACCTACACGATCCAGGCGGCCGCGCCCGCCACGACGCTCGTGAACCACGGCGGCGCCGTTCCGGTGTTCTCCACGACGATCGGCACCGCGACCGTGCGACGTACGCTTAACAACCACGGGCTTGCGCTCGGCGATGCGTTCACGGTGCCCGTCTCCACGACGGTGGCGACCATCGTCCTGTCTGGCACCTACACCGTCACCAATGTGGTCGATGCGAACCGCGTGGACTTCGTAGCCACCGGCCTGGCGAGCGCCACCACGACCGGCGTCGAGAACGGCGGGAATGTCCAGATCCAGTATCTCATCGCGTCAGGGCAGGCGGTCAACGTGGCCTCCGGCGGGTGGGGCGGCGGTGACTGGGGCGCGGGAGATTGGGGGGGAGCCAACAGCAGCGTGATCCTTGGCCTTCGCCTGTGGTCGCTCGATCACTGGGGCCAGGACCTCATCGCCTCGCCGATGAACGGCGCGATCTACTCGTGGTCTCCGCCGGCTGTCATCCCCGCCGCCATCGTGCCAAATGCGCCGATAGCAAACATCCTGGTGTTCGGCATTGCCCAGGCGCAGATATTGGTGGCGCTTGGCGCGGAAACCGGAGGCCAGCAGTTTCCGACCCTGGTGCGCTGGAGCGACAGCGGAGATCGCACGGCGTGGGTGGCGAGTGCCACCAACCAGGCGGGCAGCTTCCAGCTTCCATCCGGCTCGACGATCGTCGCCGGGATAGCGGTTGGCCTCGGTGCGCTGATCTGGACCGATGTCGGTCTGTGGTCGATGGTCTACCAGGGCCTGCCGTTTGTGTTCGGCTTCAACCGCATCGGCGTGAACTGCGAAGCGATCAGCATGCGGGCGCCGGTCGTGGTCGGCAACTCGGTGGTCTGGCCGTCCGACCGTGGGTTCTTCCGGTATGACGGTGGCGCCATCGCGCCGCTGGACTGCACCGTATGGTCGTGGATGTTCGACAACTTCGACGACAGCCAGACGGAGCAGATATTCGGCGCGCTGAACACCCTCTACGACGAGGTAGCGTGGCACTTCCCGATCAACCCGTCCTCGCCGATCTACGATGCCGCAGCGCCGATCGGCTACGTGAAGTGGAACTACGCCGATAACCTGTGGGACAAAGGGCAATCGTCGCAGTACCAGCGCACGGCATGGACGGATCACTCCACCATGGGCAACCCGATCGGCGCTGACATCGCCGGTCTGCTGATGCAGCACGAGGAAGGCCACGACGCGAACGGCGCCCCGATGGTCTGGTTCTTCCTGTCAGGCAACTTCTGGCTAGGCGAGGCGGGCGACTACATGCGCGTCGACCGGCTGGAACCGGACTTCCACCAGCATATCCGCGAGGCGGGCGATCCTGAGCCGGTCACCAAGTTGACGGTCATTGGCCGAGACTTCGCCGAGGACCCTGGCACGGCATATGGACCGTTCTCTGTGAACAGCAGCGCGCCGATGGTCAACATGAACCTTCGCAACAAGCTGGTGGCGCTCCAGGTAGGTGGTGACACGCTTGGGGGACACCAGCGGATGGGCGCGGTGATAGCGCGCGTTGCGCCGGCGGGTCGGCGATGAGCGGCGCGTTCGGTGCCACCTCCTCGATCTCCGATGTCGTCCGCATCGTGGACGCCTTGCAGCAGATGCTAAAGCTGCAGGGCGCGACGTATGAGCTGCTGAAAGGCGGCATGATGATCTCGGTCGGCGTCACGGGGGCGCCGGACTGGACCAGCGGCGTCGGTGCGCCGGTCGCGGTGAAGCCGATCGGCAGTCTCTACAGCGACACGGCGGGCGCGATCGGGAGCACGCTATTCGTGTCCAGAGGCGGGGGAACGTGGCTGCCGGTGGCGGGAGTGTGAGATGCCGGAGGCGATTGCGGATATGCCGATGATATGGCGATGCCAGTGCGGCTTCGCGTCGTTTGCGCACCATGAGAACTGCGACCAATGCGGGCGTGTCAGGCCAGCGCCACCACCTCCTCGGCCGCCGACCGATCTGATACGAGAGGAGATCACCGGATGATGCTCATCCTGATTATCGTCGTCATCCTCCTAGTTGGAGGCGGCGGCTTCTACGGCTATCGCGGCGGCTACTACGGAGGGGGAGGCATGGGGATCATCGGTTTGATCCTGGTCATCCTCCTTGTCTTGTTTCTGTTCGGCGGTCTTGGCGGCGGTGGTTTCGGCGGATGGCGTTAGCCGTGACCGCTATCGACTTCGGACCGCTGCTGGAGGCGCTGCTGGGATTGGCTTCTACGGCTGTCACGGCGGCCATTCCGATCCTGGTCATCGCCGTGCTGAAGCGGTTCAACATGGCGAACAACGCCGAATTGGCGCAGCGCGTCGAGACGGCGGCAACCGCGGGCGCGGGCGCGGCCTACAAATACGCGCTGGATCGGGTGGACCAGGGCGCCTTCGGAAATGTGGCCGTCAACAATGCTGCCCTGGCCTACGGCGTGAACCACGTCCTGAGTTCGTTGCCGGACACCCTGAAGACGCTCGACATCACGGATGACCATGTGAAGCAGATGGTCTCGGCGAGGCTCGGAACGCTGCTGGCTACAGCGCCCCCCGCCGTCGTCACTACGACGAGGATGGAGATCAACCCCGCAGCTCCGGCGGACGCACCACCGGTTGCGGAGAGCTACCAACCCCAAGACAGGCGACCGCCGCAATGGCCACCGGATCGCACGTCTCCAGGCATGAAGGCATAAACCAATGTTCCGACGAACTATCCTGCTGGGTAGCCCAGCGCTTCTGCTAGTCTCCTGCCAGACCCCTGGCACCACGCCAGCGCAGACCGTTCCCCTCCAGGTGGTGACGGACGCACAGAACATCGTCCAGGGTCTCACCGCCGCATTCAATACCATCC